TATATATATAGAAAGACCCTTAAAAATTTTCTGAGCTTCGGAAAGGATACCCCCTCCCCATGAAGAGAAGAGTGTACAAGTACGAGATTCCCTTGCGTGAAGGATCTAAGTTCGATGTGAAGTGTTTCTCTCAGATGGAGATCCTTCGCATTGGTGTACAGAACGGCGTCCCTCAAATGTGGGCGCTTGTCGGTATCGATAGCGCGGCCGTCACCCGCACCTTCAAAATGTACGGCACTGGCCAAGACGTGGGCGCGGGCGAGCTTTATCGCGGAACTTATGAAATGGGTCCCTTTGTCCTTCACTTATTCGAGGTCGTAAAATGCGAAGCGTGATGCACGAACAACTAAATCTCAAAGGTTTGCTATATCACTTGGGGAAGTGCGATCATTCAAAACCTGTTTACTATGATTTTGGTAGGCTATTTCCTACGGACTTCGATAGCTACCGTGGCTACTATGAACAACTAGCCCTGGGTGTCTCCAACGGTGCCCATCAACACACGGCCGGTACTCTCTTTAAAGCGGCCAAGCAATGCATGGGCAAGATCTTTACTGGCTACAAGGGCGGTGATTTTCTCATGACCGCGACCACGCCGATATGGGTCGATAACGTAGGCGATTGCACGGGAACTTTCCTTTACGGCGTTCATGAAGGCAACGGAAACGTGTACCTTCTTACCTCTAAAGAGATGGAGTATTGAATGGTAGACCTGAGAAATGAACTGGCGATCATTCTCACGCGCGCAATACAAGAGGACCTATATATGCTGTGCGCGGATATAACTAGAGTTGATGCGAATTCCATTCGACAGGCTCCTAATTTCATTCACATCCGTACAAAGATTCTTGGTACTCTAGAGAATCTAATGGACGTTCTTCAAATAGAAAGCCGCATATCCCCCATGATAATCGATCAAATGCGCCCGGAAAGGGCCAAACAATTCATGCTTGAAGACATCCGTAAAAAATCCGTGATGCTGGTCGAGAAGATAATGTCCAGCCCAGACCACTTCAGAACTGTGGAATTCGATGATGATTTTGGCATGTACAGAAACACTCTTCGTCAAATTGTCGTTCTTAAATCGGCTAAAATTTTTGAGCAATCCTTTAAATAAGTTGGCCTCAATCCTGCATTGAAAGATGTCATTTACTCCAATGGAGGGGATATGAATGGCAGCCAAAAGAACAATGGGAAGCAGGATCGCAAGAGCGGTCAAAAAAGCGGTGACAAGCCCGCGCAAGGCCAAACCGGTCAAGAGAACCAAGACCAAAGTCAGTCGCAAACGGGCTCCGAAGGCGCCGGAAGTCGAACAGGCAGTTCCGCCGGCACCGCCCAGTAACATGGGCCCTACGCGCGCCGAGTGAGCTCTCAGGGGTACGAGGGCAGAACCTTCACGCGGAAGGTTAGCCCTCGCCTCAATCTGCACGTAGAAAGCCATTTGAGCTTGGGGTCGATCGACCCGCCCACTGGAAATTTTCGATCAAATTTAGCTGTGATGTAGTTGTGATCCTGCGCGCAAAGCGGGATGTGATTGTCGCGCTGTTTGAAGAGCTTCTCGTCCCCTTGGTGCGGCCTGACGTGATCTACTACCGTGGCAATTCCGCCGCAAGCGTAGCACCGACGGTTGATGCCGAGGAATTTTGCCCGGTAGCGTTCCCAATCTCCATCGTACATGTTGTGAAAGTCGCGCTTACCGTCGAACTTTCGCCCCACGGAGCCGGTCGCATGGCGGGGCTTAAACGTCCTTTGGCCCATTGCCTATCAATTCCTCAAGCCGCTTGTCGGATGCGGCGAGCAACATCTCGGCCGAGCCAACCGACGACACGGCGACAGTAACGCCTTTTTCCTCAAGTAAGAGTATGTGCTGGCGGCACTCTATTGCAAGCGCCTCCAACACCTCCCTCAGTCTCTGCACCTCTTCGATGAGCGCGGTGTGGATGCTTTCTCTAACTATGATCTCACCGGGCAATAAGATGGAAACAGGTACGGCTTCGGTCTCCCAAATGATGTTGCCTGTGGCTGGCCCGCTTTCAGCAAATGCGGACCACGTCCCATCTTCGCTCATTGAGTCTGGAACCATGGCGCCGTATCTACACATAGGCCAATCCTGGTTGTCGACGCTGACGACCTCTCGATCATCGAACTCCATCCGCTGCTTGAGACGGTCGAAAATTGTAGTCATGGGTTCCTCCATCCAAGATCTTTTCTGATTTCAATCTTCCCGCATCGTCTGCAATAGATTTCACCGCTCTCAAGTGTCGGGAATGAGATCACGAAATACCAGCGATGCCCTACGACCGCGCAGAAATATCGCAGAGGCTTCCATTCAGCGTCAGTCAGAAGAAATCCAAAAAATGCAACGCCCGCAAAAAACCAAATAAATGTTTTCATGCGTCTGCTCCAGTTCTAATTATTTTCCCTTCTTCGATTGCCTTTTTGAGAACCCAGCCCGTGTAAATGCAACCGTCGATGACTCTGGCGTTTTTCCTGTTCTCACGATCCAAGCAGAAGGCCGCATCTTGACCGAATTCATCTTTGACAACGTGACCAGAGTAGACGACCAGTTTGTCCTTGATCGCATCGTAAAGAATTTCACCCGGCCGGATCGCAGGTTTCAGTCCGTTTCTCACTCCCCCTCCAGCTTCTTTGCGAGGGCGTCCAACTTCTCGCGATCACGGCACGCGCTATACTGATAGCATTGGCCAGTATTATCGAGGCATCCTGCGCACGTGTAATGCTTAACTGCGAGATAAGCTTGATCCAGCGCTTCGGCAAGCGAGTGCAGGTGGGCGATGAGAGCCGGAATGTCATTGTTAGGGACGCTTTTCATCCCGTAAATTGACCCAAGGCTAGGGTAATTATTTAAGTACTCATCCACTAACTTTTTACCTTGTTTGTCCCGCTCCTCAATAGGCCCGGTGAGCTTAGATACAAGATCGACAAACGTCATGGCCACGCCTCCATTGAGATATGCGCGAGCTCTTCGCAGTCGTTATCCCAAACAATGAGCGATCTAGTCGGGTGATTCATGAGCCAGCGCGTGCGGCAGCGACAACAGGCGACCATGCAAGTCTGTGAGCCAAAGTCCGCGACCTTGCTATAGCGGTGGCCGATGATTGGGCAGACAAGAATGCCGGTGAGCTTGCGGGTGAGTTCGGTGAAGGTGGTCATTTGTTCCTCTCGATTGCAAGTTTCGCCCCCATATGAGAACACTCCATAATTTTGGCGATTCCGTGCCATGATTTGCCCTCGGCCCTGAGTTTTTTTATCCGCTCGTAGTCGAGCGTCCGCGGACGACCTACGGCGAGGCCCTCTGATTTACGCCACTCGATGGTTTCTTTTACGCTCTCCGAGCGAGATAGCGACCTATCGCGCGCCCCTTCCCAACAAGCCCGCCTTCGCTTCATTTCTTAAGTTTTTCCTCGGCCGCATCAAAAATGATTGAGCTCGGATATTCGTCTTCATGGCCGCCGCGTCTAGCGACTTCTACTTCCATATCAACGAGAATCCGAATGAACTCCCGGCCGTCGCCGACCTTCATGTTGGATTTCTTCCCCTCGCGCTTGATGGCCTCGGAGATCATTTTCTCCACGCGCTCACTTGCTTTCATTTACCCCTCCACAGTTTTCGTCCTCGGCTGGAATTAGCCAAAGGATTTCATTTTCAATTTTACGTCTTCCATAGCGCACGACATACTCGTAGCAATTGCCGCCGTGTTCCTCGAAATAGCTCCCGACCTCTCCGATAGAGTGCGCAGGGTTAGAAGGACTTAATAGGTAAAGCGCACATGCGATTAGCTTCATATCTTATTCGTCTTTCGGGATCTTCCCCAGGTGAGTAAACGACTTAGAATTATAGAAAACACCTACTCCGCGATTGTTCCTAACCATCACATAGCCATATGGATTTACTCGCAATACGGCATATTCTTTGCCCTCAGTTAGAGATGGCCTATAACGCTTGTTGACCGTGCGCTTGAAGTGACCATCGAACCTTACGAGATCCCCTGGCTCAACTTCCTTTATGTTTAGGGGCATCCGTATTCTCCGCAATCATAGTGATGAGTTGAATGGCGTCAGGCACGCGCTTGGCCGGAATCCGGCCCCAGTGACGGCTCAGCATACGGAGCACATCTTCAATTTCCTGCTTAGTTACCTCGGCCCAGATCGGGTCGTTGTCCCAAACACTGCCTGCAAACTTGTCTCCCATTTTCTGACGTTGGTGTTCTTTCTCAGTCTCAAAAATCTCCTCCGCCATTTTTATGACTTCTGATTTCATAAGGTAAGTATCACCATATTTTGTCCCCTCTGATAATTGCGTCTACCGATCCCATATCTATTTCCGGCACGCGCACCTTCATAAAATTTATTGCATCATGGAGTCGCGCGTTTGAGAGTTCCAGAACTTCGTAATAATTTTTGTAAGAAGAAATCTCTGCCTCTAGCTTTGCTTTTTCTAGGGACCACTCTGCTAGGTTGTCGATATTCTTTCTTACGGCCAGCTTCGCTCTTGATTGGGCTCTTAAAGCCAGAAAAAGAGAAAACAGACTTAAGCCAGATGCCAAATAGGAGAGTTTATCTAGCATTGCGTTTCTCTTTCCAAGCTTCTACCTCAGCGCGATCCCAGGTTTTTATGCGAAGACGTCCAAATTGATTTAGATAGCCCTTGGGAAATCCATCCTTGATCATCAGGGAGCGAATGTTATCGTCCTTGAGGCCGGTCACTTCACGAAGCTCTTTCCAGCCACGAATTACGCCCGTAAAATTGCCTTCAATTTCCATGGTCCACTCCTTAATTTGTTTAACCCTCGTCTAGCTTGTGAAATCGGGGCCGTCAAATTACTTTTTTTATGACTCTTCTCTTCTCTTCCAGGGCTTTACAGATCTCTTTATCTTGAGGGGATCCCTGTAGCCAATGCACGGTGCATGGCCCAACGGCCCCAATGCGATCGATTCTTTTAAAAACCTGGTCTAGGTCGCCCGGAACCCATGGAGGGTCGTTCAAGATTAAATTTCTGGCTCTGGTAAGAGTTACCCCCATGGACAAAGCCCCAACAGTGGCCACTAGGAAATCGCCCTTGCCCCTCTGGAACTCTAGGGCCTTTGCCATGCGCTTCTTAGGCGGTATCTTTCCTGTCAGTGCCTCGACACCAAGAGAGCGCGCAATAGATTCGGCAGCTTCTCGGTGATCGCTATATATAAGGATAGGACTACTAACGCCCTTCTTTAGATCGCGCGCGTATTCCACGCAAATAGGAGCCTTTACCAGGGCTGCCTTAGCCTTGGCGTCGGACTTAACGGAGCCCGATCCATCATTCTCAAAGAAGGCATCAAATGCGGCCTTGAGTTCTAAATTCGGAGTGTTCCTAACTAAAACGGGTTTAACCGTAAGAAGACTTTCTTCTTTAGGACGCTTCGGCCTTATGTAAATTCCTTTTAGATGGGTCTTCAATTCTTCTAGGTTCTTAAGTCCCTTCCATTGAAGCACTGCCATGCTCTTACCGTTTGGGAGATCGATATAATAGCTCTCTCGGTGAGAAAAACGGTCAGCGAATTTGATTTCATCCTGGAACTTATCGAGGAAGGGAGAAGATTTAAGTTCGGGATTGTAGTTCATAAGGGAGATGAGGCTATAGAATTCACGGACGTAATTCTTAATTGGCGTACCACTCAAGGCCAGCACGCGCTTTGTGCTGTTCTCAAAAATTTCTTTATGGATGAATGTAGAGCGATTGGACTCCATGCTTTTTAGAAGATGGACTTCATCCAGAACTACAAATTTGGCCCATTGAAATAGGTACGGGGCCTTTTGGATCATTCGGTAGCTTGCAATTGCGTAATCAGAGTCGAAGACTTCGTAGAGCTCTTTGCCTTTATGGAAGGCCGACACGAGGGTATTTGGTGGAGCCCACTCGCGGATTTGCTCGACCCAATTATCGACTAAATAGCCTGGGCAAACTACAAGGCAATTATCTTTTCTAATTTCCCTATTCTCAATGGCCACGCGGGATTTACCACGGCCTGGGTCAAGTGCAACGATGGAATAAGGATGTACGAGAGAGTATTTAAGAGCGGCGGCCTGGTCTTGAAAGAGATCAGGCCGCTCCATGATTACTTTAAGGCAGCTTTTAAGGATTTAACGAATTCCGGCACGATGTTTCCCTCGCCATCGAGGAAATCTTTGCCGTCCATGTCGCGCGAGAATTTCTTGGCCTTGGCTTCGCGCTTAGCATTTTCTTTCCAATCAGGATAGTGCTTGCGGAATTCTTTGGCCAAAAGGCTTTTATGCGTCTCGTTCGAGCGCGAGTAGGGGGAACCTTTTTTCTTAAGCGACTTCTTACCAGGGGATTGGGTCGATTTCTTCGAGGGCTTTTCCTCTTCCTCTTCTTCTTCGTTTCCCTCTTCATCGTCGATGGTTTCTTCCCCATCCTCTTGATCTTCCCCATCGTCCTCGTCGGAAGTTTCGTCTGGGGTCTCGCTCTCGGTCTCCGTCGTAGTAGCCTTGGACCCTTTTCCACGGGTTGTCGTGGCCGACTTGTTCGACTTCTTCCCAGCCTTGTCGGAACTGATTTCTTCGTTCGTCTCGTCCTCGTCCTGACCACGCTCTTCCGACAAGGAACCCGAACCTTCCCCCTTGTGGGCGGCCTCCACATCAGACTTTAAGACGGTAAGTGTTTCCACTACATCGTCTTTGTCATCGAGCATGGCCGTGACCGTGAATTCCTCGTGCTCGTATTGGCCGACGTTGTATCGGCGCGTGAACTTAGCTTCCGTAACCTTCATTTTCTCTCCTTTGTTGGTTTTGACGGTTCTCATAAATCATCGGTTTCTTTGGGACGAATTTTCCAGAGCTCATATTCGTCGGGCTCAATCACGCCCTCGCAATCGTATGTCTCCCAATTTCTGCGCTTGCAGTCGGCGAGAGTCTTGATCGCATCGGTCCACTTTTTACGGCCGAGAAGTAGGTAGTTTGCGGTCATTGGATAGGTGCGTGTGTTGTTGCAATCCTTCGATGCGAAGACCCACACAAATTTCTTTACGTCCCGGCGGATCAGGTGGAACAGATCCAGATACAGCGCGGCCGAGAGATCGTAGTCGTAGTACTTGATCTTTTGGTGCATTTGCTGGGCGGAGCGCGCGTTGCCGGTCGTGGACTTGAGATCCAGAATGAACCCGTCGCCCAGCCAATCTGCGCGCACCTTTATGACAAATTCCTGGGGCTTTGGCTTGGCGTTCGGGCCAAAGGGTACGAAACCTTTCTCGAAGAACTTCCAGCCGTCACGGGTCATCAGGGCGTTGTATTTGGGCGCGTAAATGTCGCCCTTATAGACCACGATCTTCACGAACAGCGAGACCTCGGGCTTCCCGTCCGCCAGGTAGCCCATGGCCACGGGTGAGTCTTGGACGCAGGAAATGAGACGCTTTGCGTCATCTACCTGTTTCGGGCTGACGATGGTCTTGCCAGAATGTGCGGCCTTGAAAGTGTCCCAGGCTTTGCCGAAGCGTTTCGCGCCGGGGAACACCACGCAATCGACGTCGAGCTTCTCGGGCTCAAGGATGCCTGTGTGGAAGTAGTTCCCCACGCTGAAGGCCGGGATTTCTTCGCGCTCGATCGTTTTCTCGATGTATTTTTTGATGAAGATTTCCTCGTCTTCGAGAAGATCCTTTAACTGCGAGCTCGAATAAGTTCCTTCGGTGCCGTGGTATTCCTGAGAACTCATATCGTAAATCAGTTTATGGGGCTCATAGTTGGGGGCCATCTTTGGGAACTTACTCATTTTTTCACCGCTCTTGGTGCGCGGACTTTCTTTATGCTCGTGTAGTTCTTGGCGTCGTGTAGCTGTCCCTCAAGGAACATCAGAGTGTCCTTTACGTTGCTTAATTTTTCTTTGCACTTTTTCAGATCTGCTTCGACCATCTCAGCTAGGAAATCGGCGGCATTTTCGATCTTTCCGAAAAGCTCCATCGTACATCTTCCTTTGCCGTAGGAGTGTTCGGTCTCACAGCCTTTCATGCATCGCGTGCGAAAAAATCTACGGGAGTTATCTACAGAAATTACTCGATGTGCTTCTATCTTACACTTGCCTTCTTTCTTGTATCCATATCCAGAACTCCACGAAGTCGTATAGAGAATTGTATCGAGATTTATGTCCACATCATCGCAAGTAACCATTGGCACATCGCTAATTTTTTGTTCCGCCATTATGTAGGCCTTTCTTTTGGCTGGAATTTCTCTTTGGGTACTTCCTCAACCTTGATTTTAGTTATTCCCGTTTGGACTTGCGTCGTGGTCAGAGCAAATCCCATTCGCCAGATCTCGGCAAAGCCATCGAAGCAAGTGAAACCGCACATGAGGTAGGAAAGTGCTCGCGCCGAGTGGCCGAGATTGTTTTTCGATAATATGTAGAATGCCTCCTGGGCCATCTCGATTGCGATTTTCTCGTTTGCATCCACATCCGGATCTTGGCCCTCGGCCAGGCGCTTAACGGTCATCCTATAGATAGGTCGATCATTGATAGGAATATCTGGCAATTTCATTAGTTGGGCTCCGGTAAAGGTTTGAGGGCCGCGGGCTCCTCAATGCGAGTCACGTTGATTTGAAGTTCTGGCACCGGCTCACTCTCATGGATCAAATCCCACGACTCATGTTCGTAGAAAAAGTTGAGAATGTTTCTATTGGTGTCGTGGTTAAATCCACGGAATTCCGAGTCACTAGGAATTCCGTCGATGTTGATTTTCACTCCGCTTCCGCGCACGAAGAACACGCCAAAGAGAGACGGGTTCACTGTGACTCGCTTCATGCGTCTGTATTTGGTGAGATCCTTCATGTCCGTCATTTATAAATCCGATCCGTCGTCATCGTACTCTTCTTCATCGTCGATTTCTTCGGAGTCATCCGACCCATCGTCCTCTTCGAGGAGTTCCACGCCGATCAAGTGGGCATCTTTGCCTTTGTACTTGCCCTTCTCGATGCGGCTCTTGCCGTTGTAGGTCACTTGGATGAACTGACCCTCTTCGACTTGCTCAAGAGCTTTGTTCAACTGACCGGCCGAGTTCAGGGTGATGGTCTTACCCTTCAGCGCCGTGCCTTCTTTGTGCTTCATGAACTGAGCTTCTTCGACCTCGACTTGCCACGACGGATTGCCATAGTTGTCTTCGCGCTGACCGACGAGTTTGCCGATCAAAACATCCCCCTCTTCCCACTCATCCCATTTGCGGAAAGAAGAAGGCCCTCCCGAAAGTTTTTTCTTCGACTTAAATACCCGTTTCGCCATGCACTCTCCTTTTTTGTTGGTGCTTATCTATCATCTTACAAACCTTCTGCCATTCATCGGTGACTTCAATGGTGAAGCCTTCAAGCCTCAAGTAACAACCGCCATTGCCATTGGTCTCAATCGTCACAATCTTGTCGAGACTCACGAGAACACTTTTCCCGGATGTCGTGTTGAACCTTTCGAGACTCATAGGCTATCGCCCTCCACGCGGTCGAAATACATTGAGAAGTTGTCATAATCACGCTGAGCACGGCTATCGATGTAAAGATTAGAAGCTGGGCTCTTGAAGCCGTCACAGTCAATCTCCGAGTCTTTTTCATAGTCGGGGCTCCATGCGAAAGGGTCTAGGCGAACCCGTCCGGCGAGTTCTTTGATTTTTGGATCATCGAAATAGTACTGGAACGCTTCGGTCATGGCCTCGGCCAGCCATTTGATTTTGTACTCTTGGCCGATCTCGCCCTCCATGTAGATCGCGTCATGCAAAGTGAAGACGATATTTACGGAACGCTTTTCAGCAATCTCAACAGCCTTTCGCATGACGGACGCCCCAAATCCCTGAATAGGGACGTTAGCGACGGATCTAAGGTTATCGTTGTCGCCCCACATCCACCAACCGCACGGAAGTTTGACCGCGCCTCCGCCTGAATAATCCGTTTGGATTTCTTTTCTCCAGTCAGAGAAGACCTCGAATGTGTCATCGAATAAATCAATTTGATCTTGGGCTTCATCTTCGCTCCACGGTCTGCCCGTATCGTTGGTGAGTTTCACGGCCAAACCATACTTGGTCATCAGGTAAGAGATGCCGAGCACGGTAGATTTAAAAGCATTCCTCAAAGACTCGTGTGACTCTTTCGTTCCGTCGGCCGGTATCGCACCGGCTTTCTTTCCAAAGTAAAGGTATGGATCGCCCGAGAGATAGGCTTCGATCATATTCCGGTCGCCGCTTTCTAAACCACTGATGAAGAATTCTTGGCTTGCGTAGTCGATGCCCGCCAAAAATCGGCCTGGCTTCGGCGTGACTAGGGCGCGCATCCACGCGGGCTTGAGGAACATGAAGCCCGATGCTGCGGGCTGGGAGCGTGAGCTCTGGGCGCCGTAGTGGTTCATGTAGGGGCGTGCTCGGCCGTCAGATCCCACCGAGTCCCAGAAATTCTTTTTCTTTCCGCCTTGAGAAAACCCGTAGAGGGATTGTTTGAGCTTGAGAAAGCGAACCATTTGCGCGCCGAAGTTATCGGTCGGATAGTCGTGCTTGAAATCGTAGAATCGCTCAAAGGCTTCGAGCGCAAGAGAGATCTTGCCCGTATCGGTCTTCATCCACTTGCGGACTTCATGATTATCCGAGATCCATTTCCGTGTGGCTTTTTGATCCCATGCGAAAGAGGACTTGGCTCTCTCCCAGCGAAACGGTTTGATATCGGGAAAGAGTTTGTTGATCTCACGCTGGCAATCTTGAAGGATCATAGGAATTTGCCGCGAGAAATTTCTCGTCTTCTCAACGTCGATCGGATAGCCCCGGTTCTCTTGCATTGCCGTGAGCGCGGAATATCGGCCACGCAGCATGGCTTCTTTGAAATATTCCTGCATGTCTGGGCGCGGGAGAAGTTCTTGGAACTCCTCTTTGATCCTGTCCCAGATCGTGGGGAGGAAGATCACGTCTTCCATACAGTATTCCATGATGGCTTCTTTTTCCTCATCCGAGAATTTCTCGGGATTGGAAATAATCAAGTCGCGCATCTTGGTTTTGTGAGCGGTGTCTCTGATCTCGCCCGTGAGTTTATAGGTCGCCTCGGCCAAAGAATGCGTGGGCTTAAATCCTTCCGACTTCTCGCCCTCTTGGCGCTCCCATTTGGGCTTTGGCTTTTTCGTCATGCGGACTTTGCCGTCAACGAGTTGTTTTCCGTAGAGGAGTTTGTCGTTGTGATTGGTGATCAGGCGGTACTCGATGAAGAGGTCGATCCACTTCCACGAAGTCGGGTTTCCGCCGAGCGCCATGATGGAGCGCGCTTCGGCGACGCACGAGTATCCAAGGATCAGATCGAAGTCCTTAAGGTACTTGAGCAATAATTTTTGGGCGTTCGGGCGGTTATGTAACCACCAACGAGTACGCTTCCCACTTTCGAGCTCGAGAGTGCAAGCGCAGACAAGTTTTACCTTGGGCTCAACGACTTCCGCGAACTCGAAATCGATCACGACGGCTTTCCCCACGTCTCGATTTCCCCTCTTTACAGAACTGATGTGCCGCCGTTATGCTTTCTCCGGTGGAAAATCGTCAAACAATAATTCAGCGCCTGACGCCCGAGGACGTAGACTTCATTAAGAACGCGCTCCGGCAAGCTAGCGTAAAGTGGAGAGGTCGAAGGGATTGTCTCCGCCGCGCGCGGAAAAAAGTTTTGGCGGGCCATACAAAAAGCGGCGCGCCTGTTTATAAATATCATTGGAAGTGTGCAGATTGCGGAAGATGGTTTCTCGACCCCAAGGAACTTGAGGTCGATCACATCACGGAGATTGGGGCTCTGGTTCCGACGATTGAGGGAATTGGAGAATTTGTCCTTCGGGTTCTTGCGGAGCCGGAGTCTCTTCAGGCGATGTGTTTGGGCTGCCATCTATCGAAGACCAAGAGATACGCTTCTGCCCGCTCACGATGGCGACGGAAACACTCCCGAGGCCAGGAAAATATTGATGCGTCTCAAGCTCTGGAGTGTTCGGATGACGATGCTTGAGCATCGTTCTAATAGTTTTCAATTCTTTTGGTATCAATATGTCTAGGCAATCCGGACAAGTGATTTGGCCTAGAGCCGTTCGGTATTCTTCGCCGGGCTGGGCGTCTGTCCATTTTGTGACATTGCAAAGAAGTCGGAATTGATCTTTCTTTCCTTCGGCCTGCCAGCCGTAGGTGCGGTGGATCTTTTTGTCTCGGTAGTAATGAACCATGTTCCCCCTCTAAATCCCCGCCCGGAGACCATTCTCCGAGCGGGGCAACACAGACACAATTTAGTAGTATGTATGTATGTAAGCTATAAATTGTTTAGAAGGCTTCTATACCTAGAGGCCCAACAATTCCATAGTTTTCTTTCCAATCACGCCGCTTCCCGGTAAACCGTTCTGCTTTTGAAAGGCTGACACGGCTTTCTTGGTGCGCGGGCCGAACTCAGTGTCTACCGCGAGTTTCGGCTTGGCCCCTTTCTCATTGAGCGCACGTTGGAGGGACGCGACCCGATCCGACCTCTCGCCGTACTTCGGAATTTGGCCCTGGTCGGCGACCTTCGGGACTTTGGGCTGAGTAATTTCTTTCGCCACGTCCGGGAACGGTCGGACAAATCCAACCCAATAAGACGCGGATCGCTCTGTAAGGTAGCTTCCGCCGCCCTCCCGAACCACTTTGTCACCCGCTTTGCCACTCGTCGTATTGCCGCCATTACATAACATCTTAGTTGGTTTATCCATCCAGCGCTTGAAGTTCTCCGTGTGGCCGGTGCCCTTTGTTCCGATATGGATAAGGATATCCCCGGCCTGGGCATCTTTGACGAGACCTCTAAGTAGGCCCACGACTTTCTTAGAAGCATTCCACACAAACTGAACGCCGCCGCTGAGAGGCACGAGAGAGACTTTGTTCGTGAGGATCTCGGCGATACCGACTTGGGCTTGTTGTTGGTACATGCACCACGCCCAGCCCTTCTTTCCGCCGCCGACTTTCTGGGTCATCTCCACCATGAAACCGTCGTTCTTGTTTGTTTTCTCGCGCACTTTGAGCGCGGTATAGGCGTCGCCGCAAAGAGCGACGATCATGTTGCCGTCACCGGCTTCGCACGCTTTTCTAAGTTCGGGCGTGTTGAGCTCGATCATCTTTGCGATCAAAATGTCTTCAAGTTCGCGCGGCATGTTTTTTACACGCGGCGATTTTGGACGGTAGCGTTTCGGATTGAAAGCCATAATTCCCCCTTTGTTATGGGAAATTTATGGCCTGGAGGAAATCAAGTTACAACGAAAAAGTCGTAGCGCACGAGTACAAAAGCATAATGATTGCGAGGCTTGAGAATGAGATCAGGATGAACAAAAGCGTGTTCAAGGTTTTATCAAGAACTAGTCTCATGGCCGATGCGCCACAGCGCCGACGCTATCGAGCGCGTCGAGCTTGATGCGGAGTCTGTCGATCTCTCCTGAACACGCGCGAGTTATGCGGCACATGTTGATCATGAATGCCTTACTCGCGGCTTGAGACTCCGCGGGCACGAGGAGCGCCTCTTCCATTACGGTACTCCAGCGTTTCTTTCTGATCTTTCCGTCTTGAGGAGATTTCACTTGAAGGAGATGGTTCCATTGTTCGCCAACGTAAATCTCTTCCTCGGTCATAGACATGCGACAGTAGCCGCACTCAGGCTCCCCAATCTTTTTCATACACTGGGGATTTGGCCTTGCCAGTCTATACTCTTTCCCATTCACAAGTTTCGTTTGGACTCGCGTGCTCAAGTGACGGCACGCAGGGACGTTTGGGACTTTTTCTTTCATCCATGGCATCGTCGCACAGCCAGAGAGAAGGCTAACGCTTAAGGTTCCATAGATTAAAAAACGCATGATTGGCCTCCTCTTCCGCTTTCATCCAATCCTCGTCGCTCACGTCTTCGGGCATCGCGCGCCTCTTCTCAACAGACGCGATGTAGTCCTGGCCCTGATCAGTGGTCCACACGTAAGTGTTGAACTGAAAGGCGATCAGCCCGAGGTTGTGGCCGATGTATTGAACGATAAATTCGACGAGTTCTTGAACGACCTTGCCGAAGAAATTCCCCTGGCCAGCAAGCCAGGGGACCTTCACGTAGACAGCGCCCATCACGGCCTTGGTAGTCACGGCAACAAAGTCCTCGCCAAACTGATTTGCGAGATCTTCAATGTCGATCGTATCAAGGCCCATGAGTTTTACGCCTGTGCCGGAGCTTCGGGTTTGGTCTGGAGGCCTTTAACTTCGATGCCGAAGAGACCTGCCAGAGCTTCTACGCCTTCATCGGCATATTTGTCGGCCCAATCGGGCAACAGGTCTTTCGCTTTCGCGGCGATCGGCTGGAGCGCCTTTAGCACCGGAAACGAAAGGCTCAAATTCAGTTTGAAGAAACCGTCTTCCGCGCCAACGACCACATTACCCTTGCCGCCGTCACCGCCGAGTTTGAAATCGTCCTTATAGAATTCTTTTTTCATGCTTCCCCCTGGAATGGATTTAGTTACGTCTGCCTTTGACCATAAGGCGTAACTCTCCAATTTCCAAGGCTTGTCTATCGGATACTTTGTGAAGCTCGCGAACTTCGCTATTGAGATGCACGAGGTCATCCTTAATGAGCTTGGTCAAGGTCTGTAATTGAGAGTTCATGACTTTAAGATCGCCGACCATTCCGGCGATCTGGAGATTGGTCGCGACCACATTTGCATTTGTCGTGACCATCGACTCCTCGACTTTTGTCACGTTCTCTTTAAGGGCATTGACAATATCTTTTGAGGCATATGTTCCTCCCCACAGGTTCCATAAAAGAACGATCGTACTGATTGAGACAGTGCCTCCGCCCACTACGGCGGCGCCCTTGGATATCGCTACAGAGCGGCGTTTACGGCGTAGGATTTGCTGAGTTTCATCCACCATCTTTCCCCCTTGAAACGCAGAATATGCACGCCACGGGCCATGGGGTAGCCCCGGCGTGCTATGTCATTACTTAATACGGCGGGCCTTTAAAGAGCCGAATGCCGTGGCAGTCGAGGTTGTGAACGAAGCCGAGCCTACTAAATAAAATGTCGTGGGCACTGAAATAACCTTGGTAGTCGTGGGCACGGCGACAATTTGATTGCTAAGCGCGCCCGAAGGCCATGAAAGCTGCGTGTATCCGCCATCCAGAGGCTCAGTGGCATGAGTTGCGGATACCGAGCTAATTGAAGCCGCCACACGTGTGCCGTTGCCGTTTAGATAGATACCGGCCATCGCGGTCAAATCCCACTCTCCCGGTTGAAGCGTGAGACTTACGATATTGGCTGGAGTAGCTGAAGTGAGAGATATCGCCGAGCCAGATTGCAAAATCGCATTCTGGACTTCACTCACGCCGTAGACTGAGAATATTGTCGGATCGACAAATTCGGTCACGCTAAAGAACGTCGCATCGTCCGTGATCACATCGTAAGAAGTATCAGCATTAGATTTAACGAAAATTTCAACGTAGTCCCCGGCGTTCAGGTCAAGCTCTGCATGGACGGCGTTAGTGGCCGTCGCCGCTTGGGAATACTGCCTACGAACGCTGGAGCCATTCACGTAGATGTGAACGAAATAGGCCTCTGCCGCTGTAGTATTAGAAAGCGAAAGAGATCCAGTTACGTTATATCTCCCGGCACGTGGAACAACGTAGCGATTGTTCGTGGCATCCCAACGGACAACGTTATCTTTCGAAACAGTCCATCCCGTTACTTTCGTCAGTGACGTCGAGCTCACTGTTTGCGAGCTAGTTTTAGCGGCACTGAATTTAGCACCCATCAGCATCGTGTCGGTGGTGGACAGTGTCGTGGTTGCCGTCCAGCCCTCAATGGGAACCGTAGCATCGATGGACACCGTTATAGTGTTTCCTAGGATTCCGTTCCCATTTTGTTTACCTAGGGCCGCAAAGGACGCGTTTGATAGTCCGAAGGTTACATAGCTCTTACTTGGTTCGCGCAGTACGTAAAATGATCCCGCTAGATTTGAAGTAGAGATCATCGTTCCAGCATTTTCCAGCGATACGATCGACGAGCTTGAAGTCAGCCCTGTTGGCAAACTCATCTGTGCCTCAACTGCCGTCGTCGTGCCAGTAGTGAACCGCCCCATAATTCGGAGGTTCACACCTTCCCGCCAATACTGTACGGCGATATTGGCAACGGTTCCAAAGCCTTGAAAATTTGGCGTGTAGGTCGAAGGAGCCGTTGTAATAGTCCCTGGCACTACACTCTCAGGTCCAATCCGCAGATTGATAAAATCAAATGTCCACGCGGACGCATTCGTCGACGTCACATGAAAGATCAATCGGTAGTCTTGAGACGTGCTGCTATAGGGATAGAAAACGCCCGTGAAAAGTGTCGAGTTGGCGCTTGCCGCAATCGACCCATCTCCCGTAAGCGACAAAACATTCAACAGCCTGGTCGCATCGCGGTCATAGACGAACACGCGAATATCCCCGCCTGCGTAGTTCGAAGAGGTCTCGTAAGGAAACTGAATGACAATCGGCCCGCTACTTCGCGCGTCAGTGCGATCGAGCGTGAAATCGTAAGATACGCCCTCACCTTGGCCGTCGGCGGCCGATTTTGAAATGCGAATGTTTGAACTTCCGCGTAGAGGGGACGAGGTATTGAGCGCAACAGTTATCGCGGCGGGACTTCCCCCCGTCCCGTCCACCGGGACGGCCGACGCGCCGTCATCGTAGACGTTGAGGCCGTTGACAGTCTTTCCATCAAACAGAGTCGAGGCGTAATTCTTTCCCCCCGAACCACTTCCGGAGCCGGTGCCAGATCCCGACTTGAGTTTCCACCGGGTGTCGGTCGGAGAGTAGAACAGTTCCACTGAAGAACTCGGGGAGATAGTAATAGGAGAGCTGTCGGGCAAAGTGATCCGATCGGCCGCACTCGCATTGGAGTTCTCGTGCTCGATCGTTACCGAAGCCGAAGAGGCATTGTGGAGCACGACCGTCTTTGAGGCATGTGCGGAATTCAAACCGCGGACCGAGGTCGCCGTCGATCCCGTGAAACGCACGATCGTCTTCGCGGCCGAGAGTTGGTTGATCGTCGCCGACGTCGCGACGTCTTGAATGATCAACTGTTGCGCGTTCACTTTCAGAGGGAAGTTGGTCTCGATATCGTCCGGACCCACGGTCACTTTCGTGGTCGGCGTAGCCGTCCCGGTTTCCGCGGTCTGCACTTCGAGCTTGGTTCCTTGAGCCGTCGAAGTGTGGGCTTGAGTTGCCGACGCCCGCACGCGTGCCGATGTGCTCTTGGCCGTCGCGTTATCCGTCGTTCGGAAATTCAGATCGCCGATTACGTCGTTGTTCTGAGTCGATCCGTTTCCCGAAGAGCGGCCCTTTTGAAGGCTCAACTGCGCGCCGTTCGCGCTGTCGGCCGTGTAGTCGGACTTGATCCCGAGAGATCCCGCAACGTGGAGATTGGTTTCCGGCGTCTGAGTGCCGATCCCCAACCGGCCGTTGATCAAGCGCATATGCTCCACAGCGGAAGCGGTGCCATCTGGAGTGGTCTCCCAAACGAGATACGCACCGGCCGCGGCGTCGGTCGCATCGTCACTCGCAATGGCGCGCATCGTGGCCACGACCATCGTGTCGCCGTCATCATTCTTCACCGAAAAGCGGAGCTCGCCGATCTCGTCACCGTCAAGAACTTGGCCGTCGTTCGCCACTCGGGATTTCAAGAACGTGAAGAGCGCGCCCACTTGATCAGCGGACGTGCGCGAGACTTCAAACGTCGAGTCGGTTCCGGAGATCGAGGCTTTGCCGGTCGAGAGATTGACTCGGAAAACTTCAACGTCAACTGAGCCCGTGTAGAGCATGAACTTCCAGTAGAAGTTCGGGCTTCCTTCATTGGTCGTATCGACCCAGTACCCGCCAGCGGTCGTTTGCGGAGGCCGCGAAGTGCCGCTGAGTCCGGACATCACCGCATCTTTGAAGTCATCAAGGATGGCGGCAAGCTGCGTGCCCGAAGTGGTGGAAGGATTGATTGACGAAAAAACATCCTGAGACATGGTTCCCCCTAATTAAATGACTTCGTTATTCAAACGGCCGTAAATTCCCCTCTTCTCCGCAATGTATCTAACAGAGGAAAAGGGTATTCCCGTAACTCTCGAAATATCAGCTTTAGTCATGCCCTCTAATGAGAGCTTAGATATAAGTTCTTTCTTTTTTAAGAACAAAGACATTTTAGATTTATTTTTAAGGCCGAGAGAGATCGAATGGACCACGTTTTGACTAGGGGTAACATACTCTAAGTTTTCCACCTTGTTATTGAGTTTATTCCCGTCTAAGTGGTTTATTTGATGCCTTGGCCCAGGCCTCTTACCTATAAAATATAAAGCCACTAGAGTGTGTATTGCCGGGTACATTCTCCTGCCCTCAAACTTTAAATCAACTTGTAAATATCCCTTTTGGTTACTAGATCCCTTTAAAAAATTCCCTCTTAAGTCGTTACGGACCCTACCCCAGCTACTTACCGAATAAGGAAATGCTGATATTTCTTTCCACTTTTCAATCATATAACTTCGCTATTCATCCTTCCAAAACCCTTAACTGCAATGTCAACGACGCGCGAAACCGGGTCATCGTTCTTGTCGTAGATCCGGATAAGAAGGCCCTCAACATCTTTGTAGTCAAACTCCCAATAGTCACCGCTCTCGGCCCCGTCAATGCTCACCTGCACGTTGGGACTTGGCGTCGGGCCTTTGAACGGCGGATCGTAGAGGATCTCCAGACCGTCCATCGCGTCTACCGTCTGGTTCTGGTAGGACTCGATCCGATCCGGCATATCGACCTTGATTGTTCCGCTAAATACCCTGGGACTAACGCTAGGCTTTCTGGAAATCAACTTCAAGCGGAATTGGAGTATTCTGGCCGTCACGTCGCCCATGATGAAGGGTCGCCATTCCGTGAAGCTCTCGGTCGCCCCTTCGTTCAAGGCCGTGATCGAGTCAAGCGTAACCCAATTCGCTATGACGTTGAGTTCATTCGTGCCGCGGTATTCCGTAATCACATCCCACTCCGAATACCGGCTGTTGGCCATGGCCACGACGCTATCGAGCGTGATCCAGTTTTCCATCACATCTTCGGCCGTGTAGCCCTCGGCCTGGACTTGACTTTGGATACGGGCTGTATAAATGGCGCCGAGATCCACAAGGTTCGAGTAATAGTAAATCCCTTCCTCGTAGTACTCGGCCGTGTCCACGCCGCCGACCACTTTGTTGTCGAGGATGAGTGCCCCGCCCACATTCACCACGCGGTCAAAGCCGCCGTTCCAACCGGGCGAGTCCGAAATCGTCTCGATGATGTTCAAGTTGAAAAGGTTCGGGATCGAGGTCACAGCCATCGCGGCGTCGGCCGACTCGTTGCCGTTGAAGTCCACGGCTTTGATTAGATAGGTCCCCGTGCGCGCTTGGGCGCTCGCAAGAGTTCCGTTGCGGTCAATGCGGAGAAGTGGGATCGACGCTTGCCAGCTTGCTCCAGTGACGAGTGGTGAATAACGGATCAAGTACTCCCGCACGTCACAATCCGGAAGCTGGGGCCATGAAAGCTGAATGACTTCGTTCGTGATATCCGTCGCGAGGTTTTCGACGTCGCTCGGGGGCGTGGACTTCGCGGCGACGGTCGCCGAGACAGCAACAGCGGTTCCAAGATCAATCTTTCGGCCGGTAGCAGAGACCGCGATCACTTTGAAATTGAGAGCCGTGCCGAGGTTCGCCTGGCTCACAGCATATCGATAGAGCGTTGAGCGCGTGGTGCCGACTTCGGAGTAGCCCCGGCCCGCGTCCACGAGGATTGAGAAATATTCGTAGACGGAATTGTCTGGAACTCCCCAGATCAAATCGACAAAATAGTCGTAGCCAATTCCCATGTCCGAGCATTCGTAACCGAAGTCGGCAACGGTGAGATCTTTAACGGGCCCAGGCGCGGTGAAGTTCGGGTCCGAGGTTTGGGAGATTTGCGGATCATATTCGGGAATGTCGCCTGTGGACTCGTAATCGTAGATGCCATCGGCCTTCTCAATCAAAACAATCTGAGCCGACATATCATCATTGGGCGAAATGGACTTCACAATACAGTCGTAAACAATTTGGCCCATCACTCCAATGGCGATGAGATCCCCCGCCTCTGGGATGTTCGGTCCGTCGAGCTCAAACGTGTCAGGCTCAAGGGCTGTTAGAGTCGAAGTATAAATCTGGCCAGTCTTAGATCTGAACGTGAAACCATAGTTCAACAGCGGATCGATATCGAGGTCATCGTTGATCGTGATTGTGTTTCCGAAAACCGTCTTAACTCGGGCTGGGTAACCGCCTACTCTCATCACGTCTTGTGTTAGTTGAACGTAATCCCCGCGCGTGCAGACCAAGTGTTCAAAATCCACCGTGATGCTCATGGTCTCCTGGCGGAGTTTATTCTGAGCAATCATAAAGCGACCAAACCGCCACGCTTGCTCTTGAACCGTGCAAGCGAAAGAGGTCATGTCCTCGATGAGTTCCGCATTGTCTTTATCGTAGCCATCGTCGTAGGCAGTGACCTCGGCGACCTCCCAGCTATTGGCTGGATTGATATACTTGATGTTGAGTCCGTGGGGTCGCGAAGAGTAAATGCGTGAGCTCGAAAACTCGCGAGAGTTTCTAGGCGTAAAGATCTGAACCGGAACGGTCTTCAAACGGTCAACGAGAACACCATACCGACCGTCAATAATGTTGAGGCTTGACTGCGAAGCGCCGCATACTTGGCCCAAAAGATTTTGGAGGCTCGAAGCGTAGTCTAGAACGAAGTTACAGGAGAACCTCGGAGACACGTAGTCGAAGCCGGGCGGGGGATCGGGGATCTCGTCACAGAAATCCGCCCACTCAGTAATCGAGTCGAGATGGAGGCGCGATTTGTCCACGGCCTTTTTGTTCACTTGGCCGGTCAAGAGATCGCAGAAAACCCAGGCCGGATTGGACGAATATTGTTTAACCCAAGTGCTTCCGTTGTAGACGTCGAGTACGGAACTCACGACGCCGGAGAGATTTGATAGCGTTCCATTCAACTGGCTTGTCGCGCGAATGCGAAGCTCCATAAAGACGTGGCGCTTGTCGGTGACAATCGGGGGCCGCGCAAAGCGCGTAGTGATCCCGCTCCACGTAAGTCTGTCCGCCACGTTTGTCGTGTAGGGGCTACTCGTCGAGAGGCGCTGGACGCGGACCTTGTACTGACCGGGCGCCCTCGGCGTAAACTTGAATGTCGAGTAAACCGGCGCGGTGTCAGAGCGTTTGATTCGCGCGCGGCCGAGCGTGTTGGTTCCCGATCTGAAGCGGTCAGCGTTTGTCCACGCTCGGTAGTTCTCGGCCGGATTGGTTTGGCCTTGGTAGAAGAACGCAACGTTAGAGATGTACTTATTGACGTTTTCTTCCATAGTAAGAATGCGGTACGTGTTGTCGGGTCCGTAGACGGAGATCGACGCGATGGTCCCGATGTACGTAGGTCCGCGGAAAACAGGCGCTCCGACCTGAAGGCCGAAGCGGTTCTTAACGACAAGGCCTTTCTGGTTTCCATTGAGGCCCATGGAGATCAATCGCACGTAGCGGCCGGTGAACGCATGAACGGCGGAATACGGAACCGAATATTTGTCGATGCCGGGGTCGTTGTCTGTGATTACAAAGTAAGTCGAGTTAACCGGCGACGTCGGGAGCAATATCTCGAGCGCGATATCGTAGAGAACCGTGTCGCCGCCCGCCGAAGTGAACGTCGAGACGTAGGCCATGTCGTTCCACTTACGCCAGACGTTCTCGCCGACTTTCGAGAACGAAATATCGAGGTCGATCTGGCGGTAGTCTCGAACTCCGGTAGCGGAGAAACCATAGAGGCCAATAGGGTTTGTAAATCCAAGGGCAATTTCTTGTCCTGAACCATCACTATTTGGGGCCGAGTTTCTGATAGCCTCCCAAGTATCTTGAGGGTCTCCATCATTCTTATTACCATCGAGTCCGACGCCAAGTTGTTCCCCCTCGTTGTCGCCTTTGTAGATCGTGAAGTCATTCTGAAGGACATTGTCCCAGGTCCCCTCATCATTGGCGGGTCGGTTCATGTCTACGAAATTGAAATCAAAGTCCTTGAAGTTTGTCGTGTCGAAGGGGGTGTCTCCGATCATGAGACTAGAGACGTTGGCCGGGCCCATGCCAAAATCATAGATCGCGTAAAGGTACTGGACGAGTTCGCCCGTCACCGGATCGGTCTCAAGTTCCGTGTAGGGAGTGGCCGCGACGTTTGGAAATATCCGATGCTTCCCGTAAACGCGCGGAACAGTTTCAAACCGGCGAACCGTGTTCGATTGGCCGGTGAGCGTGTACATTTGCGAGGACTCGTAGCTCTGTTGGCCGCCGAGAGTACCGAGGCCCTCCGGCACTGGCGGGGGGATGAGCGCGTTCAGAGCAAGGCTTGCTGCGATGGTCACAGCCGAAACGGCTAGGGCTCCATAGATCCCGCCGCCCACGGCCGGGCTCAAGAACACGGACGCCACGACGGCAATCGCGATGATCAGGACTTGCTTGAAGAGCTCACCGCTGTCCCCACTCGTGATCAAAGGCGCAATCAGAACGCGGTCTTCCTTTTTTGTGGCCGTGACCGGCCACATGTCGCTTTCAATCTTGTGGCCGTTGATGAGAACCTGAAAGACGTCGCCGTAGGATTTTTCCTTGGGCATCGGTATCTCGGCCATCACGCGCGGGACGAGATCTGATATTAGTTCTCCCTCGATGATCTCAAGTTCACGGTCGTGGCGGCTTGTATTGTCGAATGAAAATTTAATTTTGATCATGCTGGCAATTCCCTATGGCGATAAAAGCCAGAGATCAAGTTCTCGTACTTCTTCAGCCTTTCGATACAGCTACCGATGCCTCTAGCTGAATGGAGCATGAATTGTTGGGACACAAAGATCCCGATGTGGCTTTCAATTCCGTAAAGTTTAACGATGACGAGATCTCCGAGTCGCGCATCTCCGCGCTCCACTCTAACGAAATCCCCTCGGTTAGAAGCAATGAGAGTTTGCACATCACGACGGTCGGGAGTGTCTCCCTCGTAGTATTCTCGGATCTCAAGGCCGAGTTCTTGGCGGTAAAAATCTTTGACAAGATCGAGGCAATTCTTTTTCTCATAAGGAATGCCGACGTACTTAGCGAGGTCTGCCATTAGAAGAGCCCCGGAAAATTTGAGGGATTGTATCTCTCGCTCGTGATCTCAACATTCAGGAAATTATCGAGAACGATCTTGGCCGAAATTTTCGTGGCATCATAAATGACAGAATTGATCTTCAAATCTTCCACGGGGATCTGAACCACATCAGGTAGAGAGGCAAGGATCAATTCGATCTTGCAATCCATTTGAGTAGTGACAGTCCGGATCTCCTCAATCAAATCGAGAGCCACGTTGTCGAAGTCGATGTTGAAATCCCGGAGCGTTTCTCCGTCATCGACGGGGAAGCGAATTCTCATAGGAAATGCCTGGAACACTTGGCCGCGCGAAGTAATGTTCTCCGTGTTATTCACAAGACGGATATCATCAAATGACTCGTGAGAGATGGTCACGAGTACCAGGAACGGATCATCCGACTCCTGGGCAAATAGCTGTGCTAAAAGTTCCGGGCTAAGCTGATTGGCCATTAGAAATTAGTCCTGGCGAAATCACCATGAAACTTGAGAGCCAGGGCATCATAGGCAAGAGCCGCTTCTTTGGCTGTATTAAAGCGCGGCGTCTGTTTTATTTTTCCGTAGGCCAATAAAGAAGCACGATATTTTTTACGCTTCTTATCAAAATGGACTCCCTTGAAACCGTGCATATTGCCAAGTGGGCCACGATTTTGTGCGCTTTGATACCTATTACAAACCCTTAAATTGCGACGAGTATTGTTTAATGGATTTCCGTCGATATGATCAACGATCTGCCCTTTACGGGCCCCGAGCAATAATCTGCCCAGACTGACAACCTTGCCCTTAATGCAAGTAATAACGTAGCCATCCCTGGTAATAGTCCAGCGATGCCGTCTCAGAATATTTGCGTCCTTGGCATTTGCAGTAAAAGTCTTTCCCCCTACAGATCTAAAGGTCATGGCATCAATTCCCATTTCATGTTCACCCGATATTCCCGGCCTCCAAGGGGAGTCATGTTCGGCGGCTCCGCAAATCGGAACTCGGCCGGGAGGCCCGTGAACGGATGATTGAAAGAGAAAGTTCTCACGCCATTATTGAGCGTGTTCTTGTAGAAAGTTTTGAGCTCTTCATAGAGGTCGTAGTCAATGTAGATCGTGCATTGCAGGAGATCCACGCCGCGCGTGTAGCGCGAGCGAACCTTGGCCGGGCCGCCGTCAACGGTCGAGCGCACGGTCGTATCGCCAAACTGAAGCTGGAAGGAGTCTACGTTAAGAACTTGTTGAAAGGACGCTGGCCAGGTTTCCATTACGATCCTTTCCGTTGGAGACCGTAGGATTGCTGCATAACGCGGTCATATTTTCCGTTCGCGATGCCTTCTTTCACCTTGTTGGTAATCAAAATCTCAATCGTGCGCTCACCGTTCGGGCCAACGCTTTCCTTGGTCGTGGCCTCGGCACTCGTGTAATTGTTCACGACCACGTTCACCGGAGTCACTTGGGCCTCGACACCGAGACGCCCGCCCGCGCCGCGCGCGAGAGGCAGGATTGCCTCGGGCCCGGCTTCGCCCATGAGCCCAGTCTTGCCTCGGCCGTAGCCAAACATTGTCGGCGAATTCACCACGCCGCCAGTCGCAAACTTCTTTAGACCATTATCAAACACGGCGCCATTTTTCGCACCGATGTTAGGACTTGCGTATTGAGTTCCGGCCGTAGCTCCTCCGCCAGCGGTAGAGCCGGAAGTCGCAAGCGCATTCGCAAGCGGCTGGAGGATCTGAGCACGAATGATGATGCGAGTGAGATCGTCAATAACACTCTGGGCGAATTTCTTGAAATTGAATTCGCCGGTCTTGATGAACTCAAGGAAACTGTCCTCGACCGTTTGGAAAGTGTTCGTAATGAATCCGGCCATTTGCTGGGTCGTGGTTCCGAGTTGATCCACGTAGGCTTGAGCGCCCGCGCGGAGAGATCCGCTTGCACTAAACTCGTAGGACACCTTTGCGAGTTCTAGATTGAACTCTTGAACTGAGATCCGTCCCTGGTCGAATTGATTGCGAAGCTCAGCCATTCGGCCTTCAGCGACCGCGCGATTGAATTGCTCAATAGATAGTGCGCCGTCTTTCAACTGACGGTTCAAATTCTGGCGCGTGAGTTCGCCGAGACGTTTATTGTACTCGAGGAGATCGAACTTACCTTCGCGGAACTCGCGGTTCAATTTGTAGAGCTCGAAGTCGACTAGCTTCTCACCGTACTGAGAGGCGTTAATCTGACCCTTAATAAATTCTTGGTTCAAACGGCCGAGAATATCCTTGAGCTTGTCGGCCTTCTCTCCGGCATTCCCGTAGAGTTGTTCCAAGTGCTTCAAGTAGTCCGCGCGACGTTTGGCGGACTCATCCTCTGGGCCAGAGAGAACATTATAGGAGTTCTCGATGTCTTCTCGGATGGAAGCCGCAAAGGCGCGAAGGTTATTCGCGTTGTCTTTGAATTTCTTTTGGGCACGGTCAAAAGCACCGAAGCTGAAGCGGCTGAAGAAACCATAGATCGCGGCATCAGCATCTTGGAAACCGGCGGCGAGTCTGACAGTCACAGCGACAAGTTCAAGTGCCGTGTTCTTGAGTGCCTTCATGTCATCGGCAAGTACCACAATGCTGATACCGATTGCGGTCAACGCCGCGCCGAGCGGGTTCAAAGCCAAGAGTCGTAGAGCCGCGCCAAGGCCGTAGGCCGCAGTCGTGAGAGACGGGAGCTTCGCGAGGAGCGCTGGGATCTGCGTCGCCGCGAGACCCGTAAGTCCAGCCGCCAAAAGCGGAATGCGGTCGATCAGCCACTCCACGGTCTTTGCGAAGTTTCCAGAGATGTTGAAGTCCTTGTTGAGTTCTCCAATCGTAACCTTCAAGCCATTCAACGCCTTCACTAAGGTTTGGCCAATGGTAGGCGTAAGCTGTTGAGCCTTCGAGTTGATGTCATCCATGTTGCGGAAAAGAACACGCATCACGTCCGCGGCAGTGATCGCTCCGTCCGCCGCTTTCTTGAAGATGTCTTTCCCGAATTCCTGACGGAGAAGAACTGCCAACGTAGCGTTCTGTTCGAGGACCGAGCGCAATTCTTGGCCGCGGAGTTGACCGCTTGCAAACGCCTGACTCAACTGCACAATCGTGGCCGAGGTTTCGCCAATCGTAGAGCCTGAGAGACGGAACGTGTTCGTCAAAACTTTCGTGATGTCGAGAAGAGTTTCCGTGCTCACGCCCGTGTCGCGAAGAGATGTCGCAAGCCGCGCGTAGCTCTGGCCGAGAGAGTCGATCGAAGTGTTCGTCTCATTGGCCGTCTTGAGCAAGAGTTCCATAGAACGATCGGCCTCTTGTTGGGAGCCGGTGAGGATGACAAGACGGTTATTCAAGTTCTGCATCTCATCCGAGATCTGAACGATTTGTTGAATGCCGATGCCGAACACAGTAAAGCCGAGGATCGTGTTTCTTAGGCCCTCGAAACTTTGCCGGAGAGAGCGCACATCTTTCGTGATGCCGCCGAGCTTGCGTGCGATCTTGTCGAGCTCAACACTGCCCTTCGTATCAACGCTTATCCGGATGTGTCTTGTTTGCGTTGCCGCTGGCATTCTTGGCCTCCAAATCACGTTTCTTCTGACGCTCATGGTGGAGTGTCAAAAACGTGTTGTCCAGTTCGCGCATTATATAGTTGAACTCTTCAAAATCCCCTACGTTGTAGATCCTAGAATAATCGACTATCGCTGTAAACGGGATAGGCTGTAAATCCATCCCGGCCGGGCGACAAGTAGACAGTTCCTGGTATGCGTCAATGTAGAATTCGAAGCCCTCAATCGAGGGCTCCTGGTCTTCAGGCTTGATGAAGCCGCGCGCCACTAAGTCAAAATACTGACCCGTGGCTAATTGCTTCTCCCATCTTACGCGCCATCGGATGTGATTTGAGAGGAGTTTCCCAGGGCCTCGGTATCCTTACGGTAGTTCTCCGTCCTTTGCGCATGATCGGTGAGTGTGTCAAGCAGATCGGGAAGTTCCATCAAGAACTGGACCGCAATCTCAGGAGAGAAATCCGTGGGCTTTCCGTCGATCTCAATACCCTTCCAATCGACCAAAGAGATCTCGACCAACAGGCGCGCCTTGATCTCCAGGCCCTTCTTTGGATCAAGAATGTTCTTGTCGATCTGATGGGCGTAGGGCTTCAAGTGACGCGCGACCGCGGCCTTGGTGTTCGGATTGAATTGATTGTATTGCCGGAGCTTGAAGCCCACGGTGTCGCTCAGGTCAAACCACACGCCGTCGCGCGCGAGGTTCTCGTCAGACTTAAAAATACCGTCCAGATTTGTTTTCATGGCTTTCCCCCATTTGTGTTGAGGGCTCAGTCTTGCAACGAAGGTGATCCCCAGTCAAGGTTCAAAGCCAAGACTGGGGATCGATGCGGGTGTAGGCCACAAACAAAAGGGGAAAGCCTCTCGATGTGATCGCCCGCACTTTAAGATGCAGAACGATATATCGTAAGCGCGCTTTCGCCGTTGGCCCCGACTTTAGCCTGACCAGACATGTCGATAGACACATCCTGGTTGGCTCCAGCACTCGCCGGGTCATCGAAAGAAACCTGGACCGCAGGCATGTAGAAGCCATACCATCCGCCGGTATTCTTCACCATGAAGCCGATGGCGAATGGGTCTTGGCTGAGCTTCTTAGCCAAGAGGCCGAAGTTGGCATCCTTTAAAAATGAGCTCAGGGACACTTCGATCTGGGCCGTGCCGGGAGTGTAGTTCTCCGGAGCCGCGCGACCGATACAGTTCTGGGTCGTGAGGTTGTTGTTTAGGTTCAGCGACAAACTCTGGATACAGAAATCGTCTTGGCTGAAAGAGCCGTTCACGTTCGTCGTAATAAACGGCATGTCCACCGAACCGTTCATTGAGTTCGTCGTGGCCGGGGCCGCGATGTAGGAGTTGTAGGTCAAGAACTCCGAGGCCGCGTCAGCGGTCACGTAATCATTGCCCGAGAAATTGAAAGATCCCGTGATCAGTTCTCCGTAGGCAACGTCAAGCGAGAACTCGCCGACGATCATGCCGCGGTAGAGGATCGCCTTGTCGGTGAGATCCGTGAAAGCTTTCTCGACCGAAAGGGATTTCTTGGTCGTGCCGATCGTGAGCTTATCAGCCACTTGGTAAGTGGCGGCTTCGCTTGCGGCGTTCACCATGCCAGCGGGGCCGGCGAAGGTGATCTCAAGCGCGGTCACAACCGTCGCCATCACTGGGACGTTATTCGCGGCAGAAACGAAGTTCGAGAGAATGAGAATGTCACCAACGACAACGCCATCGGTAACAAAACTTCCGGAGCCGCGGATCAACTTCTTAGTGCTGACGTTGATTTCCAGGTTCAAGTTTTGGGGGGACGACGAAACCCAGCCATTGTACATCGCGGACTCCATGAAGTCCTCAAGGGCCGCCTCTTTCGCAAGCTCGAAAGAATGATCTCCGCCAACCGTAAGCCCAGTAACCACTTGGCCAGAAGACATGCGGTCAGTGCGGATTTGTTGCGACTCGGTAGTCTCAGGCGTTCCCGAATAACCTTCCGAGATAAAGCGAACTTGTTTGAATTCGCCCGCGCCGTTTTCCAGATTGTCAGCGGCCAGAGCACTTTGAGCATTGCTGCCCGTACCCGATACGACAACCGATCCGAGAAGGGCCATGGCCGGAGTGCTCGCAAGAACAGCCGTTCGAATCTGCGTCGCGGTAGAAACGCCGTCTTCCATGGAAACGGAAATTAAATTCCCTGTCACGGTCACGACTTCCGAGGCCGCGGTGCCGGTATCAAGGTACTCAATCTGGATCGAGTTCCCCTCCGCGCCGCCTTTCTTAGCCGTGTAAGTGAGATCCTGAACTACGAGACTCGCGGGCGTAGAAGCCGGAGTAACCCCGTAGGTGAGTTCTTTCTTGTACGAAACTCGGACTGCGTTACTGCTCGACATCCCATCCCCCTATAAATCGAGATCGCGAATATAACTTACGAAAAAGCTACCTGACATCCATCCGCCTTCAAACTGCAAAGTCGCGCCCTGGTCGAAGTTCATGGGCGTGACGCTTTGAATGAGGATGTCGTTTATTCTCCTACCTCGTAGAAGATTCCGCAATGTCTCCCCTCGCGTCAATAGGCTATCGCCGTTTCCGAGGCGCGCCACGGAGACGCAGTGAAGGACGATGGCCCCGCTTTCCCGGTATTTCCCCTGGTCGTTGGTCGCGGAAAGGCTGACGGGGATCTCATCGTCACCGATAAACTGGAGTCCCAGCCACGGCGCATCAGCGTCAATACCGGCCTCGGCGACGAGTTCCTTGATTTCCTCCATACGGGAAGTCAGGTCGATTTGCGACTCCCCTGGCGCGTTTGTCGTGAGGAAGTTCTTGATTTGGGTACGAACATATGGCGATGACATTAAAGCGTCCCTCCCTCGCCGATCCTAAGCGTGATGGCCGGATAAAGGTAGCTATTCGGCTTGTTGTTTTTCTTCCTCGGGTTCTTCGAATACGTGCGGAAATTGCCTTTCAGGCCCAGGACGTAGCCCGGAATGAAACCAAAAGTGATGCCGACGTTCTTCTTAAATTTCCTCTTCACGGCGCGAGACGTGAGAAAATAGGTCCCATTCGGCGCTAGGATTTTCGTGCCAGACCTTTGGCGTTTGTCCCGGCTTTTCTCCGTGCGCTCGCGGCGCCTCTGAGCCGTTACACCTAGACGTTCCAAACGGCGCGCGTATGGGGCGGTGTTCACAAAACGAATGATGTCTTTTGGACCAATGACCGGATTTGAGTTCAGCCAAGCCTCTAGACTTTGAAGACTGTTGGCTACTTGGCTTCCATTGAAGGCGACCACATTACTACTTTTGTACTCGCCCGTGTCTACTGGAGAACGATATTCAATGGCGTTCCAGATCTCTAGCATCATCTCTTTTATGTCAGCACGGGCAATGAACTCGATGGAGCCTAGAGGATTGACGTTAATGACTGGCTTATTCGTGCGGCCGTCAACAACCACAACCGGCTCTTTATCAAAGCCGCGATCTTGTTCCTCTCTTAGAACCTGATCGGAGATGATGATGAGCGAAGCTTTCGTAAACTGAAGAAGTTCGGCCAAGGTGATCTCGCCATTGAGGTCGGTGTCGAGCGTGTATTGCGGCGCCCGGCGACCCTTCTCGTAAACTTGGAGATCGACCGAAAAATTCATTCCACTCTCACCCTATAGGCCATAATACTTCCGCCAAAATCATACATTTCCTGGACCTCATCAATGGTCAATTGGCCAAGCTCAGCATCGATGATTCTATCGGCGCGCTTTATAACTGGAGAGAATTTACTTTGGATGGAGTCAATAGGAATGATGAACTCCCTTCCGTGAATAACTGTGTGCGACGGTCCTTCTAGGTTCCTTGAATAATTGCTCGGGGTAACTCGACACGACGTCGTGAGGTCGGGATTACCTATTCTCTTAAGGGTAACTTCCCTGCTATGCATTTTACAAACTGCATTGAATGCATCTTTCAGCATCTTTTACCTCACGTTACGAATTCAATTGTTCCAGGCTGGATAGCCCTCTCGCTTCTATAGAAATCCAGAATATTTGTTTGGGACCCGAGGACGCTCCCAAACGGAGTGCTGCGATCATTGTTACTTAGGGAGTAATCAAAATCTATAGAGATGGCTCCTGGAATAGAAATCCTCTGCACGTCACTTCCAAAATTCAGAGCGACGCCAGTGTTCTTTTTATTATATCTTTCCTCCACTATGGAGTAGATGACATTCTTTAAAGTAGCCGGCATGTCGGCAGATTCAAACCCGGCCCTGTAAACTATCTCAGTATAATCGCTGCCTACCAATCCGGAATTCCAGAATAAAGTTCCCGATGGTTTATGGAAATGGTAGTCGGCGCTATCGACAAGGCTGGAGTCCTTAGTCACCGAGGTAACGCTGATAATGGGATACATGGCAAGCATCAATTGGGAAGTGCCTAGGCCATAGTACTGGCGCGGATAAAATTTTTGAGTGTAGTTCGCCGCCTCAAATTTTCTTCGGCAATAGTTCTCCACTATCTCCTGAACGTAGGTGAGTTGATTGGTCAGAAATGTGTCATGATCGGTTATTCCGCTGGGAATAGACAAGAATTCCTTCATCTCTGAAAGACTGACTATCATTTCTCCCCCTCACTTTTTTCCGGGCTACTTGCGATAATAACCTTCAGGCAATTTTGCAAATGGGCGTGCTCGGCGAGAGTAAGCTTTAAAGAGGACAAAGCCTGTTCGACTATTTTTATGGCTTGTTCCTTGGTTATCTTCTGCATATCAAACCTCCACGCCTTCTGCTAAGTCGGGGTCCACGTATCTCGGCGGATCGATAGGGTTCCCGTTAATGTCGTAGTCCAGGGTCTCTTCTGCCCTGGCAATTATTTTTTCATACATAAACGATACGGCATTATCGGCATTAAGGAACTCAGATAGGACGAGCGGGAAACTGAAAACCTTGGAGGCCCCAAGCGGAGGAGCGCCCGAGGCACTGGTAGCGGCGTCTTTAAAAAGGGCAATCCTGCCAGTGCAACTAAGCCCCTGGCGATCAATATAGATTGAAGTTATTCTCCAATAATCACCGCTGGCGCCGTTAGGCAATGTCTTGGATTTTTGAATCGCCATAAAATCCTCTTAGTGTAAATCGACCCAAGCCCCGGAAGAGTATCCCTGAAACTTAGAATCTGTAGTGTTGTAAATTACCATTCCGGCTACTGGGGTCAAAGCATCTCTGTTTGTAGTGCTCATGCGCGACAAGAGAAGAGCTCTGGATGTGCCCTCTAACTCAATCCCCACGCTTGAGTTGGAGGGTACGTCAGTTCCTCCGACTTTCAATGCACCGCTCGAGTACATCACGGCACCGGCAACATCAGAATAAAAGGCCCATGTATTTGCAGCTATCGAGCCGAAGGGCAGAGAGAACTCATACCCATACAATCTATCTACGGCCGTGATGCCGTTAGGAATTGCGAGAGCTCTGCAAAGACTAACTAGGTCAATCTCTGACCCGGCACCGGCACCAGCATCCAGGGACAAAGCAAAGGCCGCTCCCCCAATCCGGTCAACCGTAGTGTTAGCCCCGAGATTAGCTACCGCTGGGAGTCCTATAGCCGTGACTCCAAGGAAGCCAGTGGTAATCGCGCTGTTGGCGCCTAGCTGAATGAGGGCGGCAGTATTTACGCCAAGAGTATCTGCATTTGCGATCGTTGAGTTATCCGGACAAGTCCACTGCGTTATCAGCGAATGCCCGCTAATAGGGACTCCTCCGCTGTTAGCCAACGGCTTACTTGAAAACGCGCTCATCGCTCCGATAGTCAAGTCACCCTGAAATGATAGGTCGCCAGTGATCTCGACGTCGCCATCGAAGTACGCGGCTTTCTTAGTACCAGGATTGGCCCCGCCAGTGAATCCAGTTGGACCTTGAGCATTTTGGGCGTTCGTTCCGACTCCGGATACCGTTACCGTCAGGTTTGCACTGAGCGTGAAGTTCGCCTCAATCGCTGCCTTGATCTGGTTTGCGTTCGATACCCCGGCCTCCATGTGGACCGTGATGAGATTCCCAGCGAGCGCGGCTGTCTCAGATCCAGCCGTGCCGTCGTCAACATACTGAATCTGAATGTTGTTAACTCCGGGCTGGTTAAACGTAATCGTCAGATCTTGGATTACCAGAGACTCTTGAGTGCCTGCGAAAGTGGACACATTGTCCATTGATACCCAAATACCGTATGCACTGTGGACTTCAGTATTATTCTGGGGATTAAATTGAAACCCATTTAGGGTTCCACTTTCCATCTCGCCAACAAACGGACTTGCGTTGAAGCAGGTAAACCCCGAGTTACCCTCGAATGATTGGATCTGCGGCCCGCAATAAAATCCAGTCACATATCTTTGATCCGCAACGGATTCAATCTGAGGGACAAATGAATAACCCGTGTAGTTTCCGTCCAGGAGCCCATCAATGTCCGAGTTATCAAAGAACGAGTTGATGTAGAAATTCCCATCGACCGTTACCGAAGAGTCCATCTCGGCCCGGTACTGAAAGCCATTGAGACCGTTGGTCATAACTACGTTTTCATTAATCTGCACGGTCGCATTGAATAGATTGCTTCCGCCAAACTCGAAGCCATCCGTGCCATCGCCAATCTGTAGAAACACATTGTAGCCGTTGATTGATCCGAGATTGCCGGTCCCGTAAGCTTGAATGCTCATGTTCTCATGAGTTACAGCGTTGCCGGACGTCCCGAAATCAAATCCGGACTTATCCGGATCAACCTGATAGTAAATGTTTCGGCCAACACGCGTAGCCGTGGGCGAGCTCTCCGATGGCTTGTATTTTGGATTGAAGTCCTCGAAACCTTTGTAGCCGTTGTCCGTGACCTCCATATCGCCGCCGATGTAAAGGCCGCGCTCTCCGTTTCCGTTGAGTTGGTGATAGGGAAGTCCGGCAATCTTGTTATCGTCACTGGCGTCAAAGAAAGCTAAAGCGCTACCGGGGCCAGTGGGGGGATAGTTGGCGGCGGAAATATCTCCGACGACATCTAAATTTCCTCCAACATTTACGTTTCCAAATAACTCATTTAGGTTTTGGCTAAACTCGGCCTTTCGAACACCGTTAGCTTGGAAACATACAAATCCGTCTCCCGTGGAATACATCCCTGTGTCGTTATCACCGCCCGAGAAACCATAGCTCGGTGGATCGGAATGCGTTGTGATTGACGCATGGAGTGGGTAGGTGACGCCTGCGGAGGGGTTTACCCAGTCCACATCTCCATCGGCATTGGATGCCTTGGCCAGAAGTTGTCCCGTAGTTCCCCCTGCCGGGACGCCTGATCCATCAGCCCCATCTACTCCGTCCGCGCCATCGGCACCATCCGCTCCCGCAGGACCTTGGGGACCGGCAGGACCGGGAATACCTACCTCTATCACAGAAGAAACTTGTTCCTCTAAGACGACTGTGAAATCACTCATCTTGTCACCTCGGCACTAAGTTGAAATTCTCCCTCAACTACGCGTCTCTTCTCAGATCCGATAGTGGCCTCAATGTCATAAACATATCTGCTTAGAACTCCGGTAGCCGGTATTGCCGAAGTTTGAGTGGCCGTTAGGCTGATCTCTACTTCTCCAGTATTGGTAGTCTGGTTTTTGACAGTGAGTGTGAGAGATACGATTACCGAAGAACTCGAATAGCTAGACCTAACCTGGCCTGCAAAGGTCCATGTGCTAAGATTAACTGGGTCTCCATTGGAATCATTGATAGTCAAAACCCTGGAGAAAGTAGCTCCCTGTTCCACATATAAATTTAGTTTTCCCGCCGCCATGTTACCGCCTTTTAGGGAATGACATGAATGTCTCCCCTTGAAACTAAGAAATCACTCGGGCCAAAAGCTTGCCCAATTCTAATGAGTACTTTGCCAGATCCACTCGGAGCTTGGTCTCTAGGGACAATTGTGCCCGGATGTATGTCACTGAGGAAATATTCTTTTTGTACATTCAGCCCGGAAAATATCCCAGACATTGGTCCAATAATTCTAATGTCGCAGGTAGTGCTTGTAGGTTTGTTTTGGACGACTCCTATGATGCTCGCGTTACTCTCGGAGTCCGCAAGGCCGTTCACCGCGATAGTGTCGTAGGTGCTGGCATCCATCGATAGCAGGGATGAAAGTACTGGCCATTGGCTCATATTCAATTCCGTCGGGGAATCAGATTCTAGTCTAACTGCCGCTCCTACAAATACCGTGGCCTCACAATCCATGCCGAGTAGGACCTGTCCGCTAGAGGCGGACTGGTCGATGGTCACTGTTACCCTAGTGCCATCGGTCGATGCCGATACCCCATCTCCGACAAAATCTAATTCGGAAGCGTTTCCTAGAGATGACCCTTCATTAAAAAATTCTAAGTCTGAAGATCCCCCCGGAGGACCTTGAGGCCCTTCCGGTCCAACTAGAGACTCAAGCCATTCTTCTTCAGTGCCAACAAATCCATTCTCTACGGCGATCTCGTAAGCGGATTTCCCATCGGCCCCATCCGCGCCGTCGGCTCCAGGATCACCTTGATCCCCCTTGAGGGACTCGAGCCATTCTTCTTCAGTGCCAACAAATCCATTCTCTACGGCGATCTCGTAAGCGGATTTCCCATCGGCTCCAGGAGTTCCAGAACCTCCGCCTTGGTTTACGGAATAGGCTCCTCCGGCCGTGATAAATTGCTGAGTAGAATCCGAAGATACCGCAATTGAATTCGTCCGGATCTTGGTCCCGTCAGACATGTAGAAAACAAAACGGATTTTCTTCCCGTCCTTCTCTACGTCGATGTCGGTTATGTATGGGGCATCCGCTCCATCCCGCCCGTCAACTCCATCTCTTCCGTTTAGTCCAGGCTCGCCGCGTAGGCCGACGGGGCCAGGCAGTCCCCTGATGGAAAGTCCATCTTTGCCGTCTCTACCTGCCTGGCCCTTTTGACCGCGGGGGCCCCTCGCTCCCCTGAGAGACAGCCTTTCTTCATCGGTCAGGTCCTCAAACCTCAACCTGAGTTCATCCCGCTCTTGGCAAGAAAGAGAGGAGAACTTCAAGGTTAAAGAATCTCTCTCCTCATCCGTGAGGTCTGAAAATCTTAATTTTAGCGATTCAAAAAATTCTCGGTGCTCTTCGAATACGAAGTCTTTTCCCGGGCGTCCGTCGCGGCCCCTGGGTCCTCTGATCTCTGCTAAATCTTCGGCCGTTAGGTCGGAGAACTTGAGCTTGAGATCCGGGACTAGTTTGGCTACTTCATCTCTGATTAGAGCATTGATAGCTTCTTTATGTTCTTCGAACTCAAAGCCTTTTCCGTCTCGTCCATCGGCACCGCGCGGGCCGCGAAGCTCTCCAATTTGCTCGGCACTTAGATCTTCAAATTTTAAAGCGAACTCTTTGGCCCAGCCCCGGATGGTCTCCTCGTGCTCGGCCAAAACAAAATCTTTGCCATCACGACCGTCCCGGCCGCTCTCTCCCTTGGCACCTTCATGACCGCGCGGCCCACGACGGCCATGCGAAAGCGAAGAGGCTAGAGCTTCTACTCTCTCTTCGACTTGTTTAGAGATGAGCGCAAGTAGGACCTCGTATTTCATTGGCCTACTTTTTACTGTTCAAATAGGTGATGGCAGCGCGATTGAGTTCGCGCTCTTCTTCACTTTCCTTGGGCGGCTGGCCCGGATCTTGAGACTTCGTTTTGGATGTGATTTGCGCATCAATGATTTCATCCAGTCGATCAACGGGCGCGTAGTTATTGTTTGCGATGTAATATTTGTCACCGCCGGGGTACGGGGCCTTCCCGTCAAGAGCACGGATCTGGTTTGGCGTCATGGCGGCAACACTCATCATAGACTTGTAATAGTCCGATTGGGTTTTCAAATCACCGCGGAAAACTTTTGAGAGATCGATCTCGCTATATCTGCCGCCATAGCGCTTGTTGAGAATTTTTATGTCGGCTTCAGACTCTAAGTTCCGGCACCAAGCATCTAGTGTATCGGTCGCGACCTCCAAGTTGGCGTTTTCGACGTTCGAGAACGTAGTCGCCTGGTTGTCCATAAGCTTAGTTGGCGGTAGACCTAAGAAGCGTGCGATCTCAAGGACGCCGAATTTTCGGCTATCAAGGAACTGAAGAACGTCTGCTTCAATTTTCACGGGCGTATACTTGTATCCGTTTTCCAGGATACGAGTGCCTCCGGCCTTACTGCCCTGGCCCATCGAATTCCAAGTGGACTTGAGGCGCTCATGCGCTTCAGGAGAAAGAGATCCAGTAACCTCAATCACGCCAGACGGGACGCCGCCGTTTGCAAAGATGCCTCCGGCCATTCGGTCGGCCGAGACTTGAATACCGAGAGTTTCCGCCGCCCAGGCCGCGAGGCCCTGGCCAACGAGACCGTCTTTCGTATGGAAATTGCGGACATGGAAAACGTCTTTTGGGTCAAGACGAATCATGCGAGTAGAATTACCGCGGTCATACGAATACCGACCCGGGCCGACTTCATAGTAGAGCTTGCCTGCGGCATCGCGCTTGAGCTCGACACTCTTATCCACGATCGGATGCATGGCAATCGCACGGCCAGTGAAGTTTCTCTCAATTTCGGCGTAGGAGTTCCCGCGCTGAATGGCTTCGGAGATGGCCCACACGCGGAAGAAGAAGGCATTCATCTCGTCGTTAGGGGCGAGATCGAGAAGGGCCGAAAGGCCATCCTCGACGATTTCAAAATTCGAGTTCTTGGTCTCCCAGGGAAGCTTTGCAATCTGGGTTGAGATGTAGATTACGCCCCGGTAGAACGCGGCGACTTTCATCGCCATGTCGTCATTCATCCAAAGTCCGGTTTTCGTAAAACCAAAACCCCTCTGATAGGACGGGTCGCTCGGGGGAGAACGACGCAAGGAAAAAATGTTTCTCCAATTAAACGCCATAGACTCCCCCTACTTTTCGGATTTAGTGACGGCCTTTTTTCTTACGGCGACCATGTTCCTCCGTATCATCTTCCTTTTTACCGCCGTCTTCAACGGTTTCGGTGTCGGGCGTGGTCGCATCACCGGCATCCGGGACCGGCGATTTGCCAGCGGCTACGTCGGCGTCCACTTGCACAGGCTCTCCGGCATCATCCACGATCACGCCGCCGCGTTTCTTCCATCGCTCGACCATGTTATCGGGAATTTCATAGACATGCCCTTTATTGTAGATCAAGTCCAGATTGTAGAACATGTCCTCGGAGAACTTCATTTTCACGGTCTTTTCTTTTTTCATGGCCCCTCCAGGCATAAAGTAATTGGGGGAAGTTTCCCTCCCCCAATTCCAATAATCAACTTTTAAGTAGCTGGGCCGACTCTTACAAGTCGAGGCTATAAGCAGGCTTGGTGCCCGGCTCATGAGCGAAGGCGATGATCGTGCCGAGCGACGTAGCGCCAGAGTCGCCAGCATTGATCGAAACCCACGCGAAGTTGTTGTTCACGTCAAGATCTTCGGCCAGGACCTCAAAAACGATGACCGACTTGTTGTCGCCGATCAAGGTCAGGAGATCATAGCTGTCGGTCGCCGAGGCCGGCTTCACTTTCGTAAACTTCGTAGCCGATCCGACCTTGTGGTAGTACGGATTGTCCACCGACAAAGCTTTGGTCGTGCCCGAAGAAGCGGCGTTGTGCTGCTTCAGGTCGAACGTGCGATTGGTAATCGACGTGCCGCCGTTCATGATCAGCATGATCGTAATACGATCATAGCCTTTCATGCCGATGCGTCCGCCCGTAATGGCCGCCGTGTTGAAATCCACGGGATCGGCGATCACCTTCATGTTTGCTTTTTCCATCAAAAATTCGTTCATGTTTTTCTCCAGATAAAAATTTTGGTTTCGACTTCTCTTCTACTTACCTAAGAGGCTAGGACGCTCGAGCCAGCCGAGCGCCCATCTTCAATATTAGCGAGCTTCCAGAGTGACGAAAGCCGACATGTTATAGCTTCCGTTCTGGGTCGTAACCGGCGCCTTGAAGGGCACCTTCCCGTCCACGCGGAACGTGAAGCGGTAGGCGACCATGTCGCGGTCGAAATCCATGTGGATCGACGTCGCGGACTTGATGCCTCCGACTTTCGTGACCGAGTAGTAGTACGAAAAATTCGCGAAGATGATATCGCCGAGATCGCCAAGCGCGGGCAACGCGGACACCATCGGAATCACCGGGCGGCCGAGAAGCGTAGCGTAGGGCGATTGGTTCATCTGCGAACCGGGGCCCAGGTAGATGTAATTGTCATTGTCGTCCTTCATGCCGAGAAGCTGAGCTTCGGCGGCAGGATGGATCACCCACACTGCGCCAGCGCGAGCTTGCGGAAGCATACGCGAGTACATGTTGATGATGTTCTTCGCGTTGATGGTGTCAGCGGTTTGCATCGACTCTTTCGCGGCCATGACCGTGAAGGGCGAGTTGATGATGCCCATGGGCTTGCCGGCGCCGTTTCCGCTGATGATCGCATCGTTGACTTTCGACACGATGGCAGCGGGAGCGGCGGCTTTGATCCAGCTTTCAACGGCCGGAGCGTCCTCTTGGAGCTCATCCGACATGCGGACCAAGACGGCCAACTTGTGGAGTTTGAAGGACGTTTCACCAATCGTGCCTTGGCTCTCGGTGATCGGCTTGCCTTCACCCGTCCAGTACGCAGTCACGCCCTGGTTGTAGGGCTGGGACTCATCGGTCGGGATGGTGAGGTTGTTGCCGCCGGTCGTGAGTTGGGTCGTGCGCGCGAGGAGCGACTCTTGCTCTTGACGCAGGCGATCCAAGATCGTGTTCGAGAGTTCCTCGGGCACCAAGAACCCGCCGTCTTCGCCGACTTTTTCGAACATCGCGCCTTTCAGGCGAGTGTCCACATTGTCGGAAATTTTGGCCTTGCGAACGGCCATCATGAATTCGCCGACATTTTCAAAGCCGCCGAATTTGTCCTTGGCGCTAGGGCCAACTTGCACATGGGCAGGAGTCGAAGGAGTCGCGGGCGGAACTTGTCGGCCGCGCGAGGCGTTGGCCTTTTGAAGTTTCGCTTCGATTTTCTCTTGGGTCTCAAGAGCTTCCGAGAGCTTGTCGAACTCGTCACTCAGAGCATCGACTTCAGTTTTTTGTTCGGCGGAGTAGATCCCATCTTGGCCGGGCTTGATGCCTTCGAGCGAAGCCTGGATTTCCGCGAGACGTTTTCTCATTTGTTCAGCGTTCATTTTGTTCCCCTGTTTTAGTTTAAAAAGTCTCCGGAGCCGCTACGCTATTTGCGAGCTAATCTGTCCCCGATTTTCTTTTTCAATTTATCAATCTCCGCCGAAACAAAACTCGTCTCTGAGCGAAGGTTTTTCGGCTTCTTATTGATCCACTCGCGATCAAAAAGAGAAGCCGCGATCGGCAAGGAGTCTTCCACCTTGCTATCTACGAAACCTTTCTCAACGGCCTGATCGGCATCGAGATAGGTTTCGGCTTCAAGCATCGGACGGATCTCGGATTTGTCGAGGCCCGTGCGACGCGAATAGATCCCCAACATTTGCTCTTCAACGTCCATCAAGCGATTGATCACGTTGTCGAGGTCCATGCGATTGCCCCAGGTCATCGTCCACGGCAAGTGAACCATGACCATGGCGCCTTCGCCAATATGGATCTCATCACCGGCAAGCATGATGATCGAAGCAATCGAGGCCGCAAGGCCGTCGATGTAAACGATCTTCTTTGCTTTGTGTTGGCGGAGTCGATTGTAAATCGTGATGCCGTCAAAGACGTCTCCGCCCGCGGAGTTGATGCGGAGGGTAATCTCATTGACGGTCGGGGAAAGGGCGTCCAACTGATCAGAAAAATCCTTGGCCGAGACGTAAGATCCATCCCCCCACCAATCTTTTCCGATCTCGGCGTAGAGAATGATCTCCGCCTTCGTTGCGGATTGATTGCGGACGTTAACCGTCCGTTGGGCGCGGTTTTTCAATTCGATAATTTTAGACATTAATTCCCCTGAAACCGAAGTTAGAGGGAAAAACGCCACGGCGTAAAGTATTTTTTGGAAAAGTCCAGTTTGACGCCAGTAGCTAAATAGGGTTCTTGGCCTGAAGCGCCTTTACCAAAAGGAAGATGAGATCCTGTGTGTCACGAATTTTATCCCAATGATCGATTACCGCGATCTCGGCTCTTGCTTTTTCCCGGAGCTTCCTATCGAACTCCGGCGCGTGAATTCGGGTTTCCTTTTCCAGCAGAAGGTCTAGGACTTCCCCTCGGTCATACTCGATGCCCGAGGGAGAGATGCAATTATTTTCGAGAAGGTCGTAGAGAAATTTTCTCTTTAGGAATTTGCTCGGGCTCTTCAGCACTTCAAGTGTAAGCGACCGTCACCGGCTCCGCGCCGGGCTTACCCTCTTCGGACTTGATCCACAAATCTTCGTCAAGATCTTCAAACCAAAACTCGTGATGGAGTTGGTCTTGCGTGAACTCGTCACCCTCCCATCCCTCTTCCATGAATGCCTTGTTGAAGACTTCTAGGGAGTGATGGCCTCGCAACAAAGACACTACCGGCTCTCCGCTGTCTTCATCCCAGAGCGTGATAGTTTTCATTTTCTCAGATTGTGAGGACTCCGCGTTCTTCATAAATCGACTCCTTGCTTTCGTCTTGCAGCCAACCGGCCAGAGCCATAAGGATGGCAACGATCGGATCGATTTTCAAGCGCACATGACTCTTTCGCGGGTAGACGTTGCCGTTGTGATCTTCTTTAGCAACAACATTCCCTAAACACCAACGAAGAAGTGGAGATCCGTTGTGGACAACTTTCCCTTGTCGGATTAAGGCGTCGAGTTTCTTCATCGGCTCCGAGAAATTCGCCACGTTCATGGCGATCTTCACCATCTCAATGTTTCCAGAGAGCTTCTGGGCCATAGCTGTCGCATTCCAGGTATCATAGAGACACTCCTGTACTTTAAACCTTTTCGCTATGTCGCGCGCTTCTTCTTCAATGAAATCGTAATTGATGGCCTCGCCTTTAGTCTGGATCAAGAAACCCTTTGAGATGCAGTCTTCGTAAAGAGGGCTTCGCACTTCTTTGACCGTGCCTTCTGGGATGTAGCTCCGATCAAAGATGTAGTACTTTTCTTCTTTATCTTTTCGATCGCGGAAAACTGTTGCGATCGAAGTGATGTCGATGTGGGAGGCTAAATCTATCCCTAGTCGACACGGGAGATGTAGGAAATTCTCCATTTTTATCGCCGGGTTTGCGCAAGCATCCCATTTCTTTTGATCGTAAAACGCATTGGCCTCTGAGATCCAGAGGTTCATGTGTTTGACCTTCACGTTCTTGATATCTCTTGGCGTGATGATCGCTTTTTCGACCTTTGCCTTAAGAGTTACAGGATCTACCGATACACCTAAATTGGGATTGGCCTTAATCCATACTGACTCATCAGCCCAATCATCGCCATCATCGAGAGTATAGACCACAGAGAAAAATTGATCATCTTGAACCTCCCCAGTGGCGACCTTCTTAGCATAAATCGATTGGGAGTATCCAACGCTGTCTTCATCAAAGCCCGCGGTCGTAATGCAAAGAGTGAGTGAGTCTTTCCTCTTCGACATACCGGACGTGATGACGTCAAAAACTTCCGCGCGCATCGCGTGGAGCTCATCGCAAATCGCAAGCACATCGTTAAGGCCGTCAAGACCAGAGTGTTCGGAAGACAATGCCCGCATCATCGAGTTTGACGGGGGATGTGTAATGCTGTGGGCGAGAACCTTGACACCTGTTCCTTGAAGAAAGGACTGGGATTTCTTGGCCATGTTACGACTAGAGTCTAGAACAATCCGCGCTTGCTCTTTCTTAGTCGCAACGGTCGAAATCTGGTTTCCATTCGGATCATCGAGCGCCAAGAAATAAAGTCCCGCTTGCGAGGCCATAGCCGACTTAGCGTTACCGCGCGCGACCTCCAAGTGAGCCATGCGGAACCTGCGAAACTTAGTATCCTTGTTGATGAATCCCATAATCGTCATCCAAACCCAGCACTGCCAGGGCTCAAAGACGATGTTAGGCGTATCCCATTGACCGATCACATGATCGAACTTCTGGGCAAGGCGTAGAAACTTCTCTGCGGAATCGGCATTGAAATAGAAATTCGCTTTTTTATTTTCGAGATCGTTCAAATATCTAAGGCACGCGCCTTTCACATATTTCGAGGCGACGATCTTCCCCTCCACGATATCGATGGCATAGTTGTGCCCCTTATCGCAGAAAGGGAATTTCTTTTTGTCGAATTTCTTTCGGTCCATTTCCTATCAAGCCCACTCGCTTTGCTTTGCCTTGGGAGGAACGACCGTTTGATCTTTACTCGCGTCGATCCCAAGTCTTCGCGAGTATACCATAATATCGGTTTTAACTTTATTGCGAGCGGCTACCTGAGGATACACACGTACAACGTATCCGTTTCGCCCGCCAGACTCATAGGTCTCTCCGTGAACGCGAAGAAATTTAGATAAACGCTCGTACTCAATATGGGCATCGCAAAGCATCTTGAGCCATCCGAGAAAAATCGTCTTGAAGTTTCCGCGCGCAGCGATGATCTCGATGTGCTCAAGCCATAGCCTTCGGAATTCTAGAGATCCACGCGGCGGCGGAAATTGTCGGTAGTACTTAGAAACATCCGCGGTCAAAAACTCATCGGTCTCGGCATCGTATGGGGTTTCAGTGTCCTCTTGAGTCGTAACTTTCCGATAGCGCGGATCGCTTTTCGGAACACCTTGATAGGCTTCAGGGCCTCCATACTTTCCTCGACGCGGCCGTCCGGCTCCTGGAGCTCTTTTCTTTTTCTCAGAGGTCGTAGGTTTCGCTGTCTTCTTTGGCGGCTTTGCTTTTGGTTTTGTCACGGCTTTCCCCTTTTCTCATTCCCATCGCTGATGACTCGGTAGCGATGTTCACTTTTTCCGTGAGTGGTTTAACATAGAAATCATTCATCAAGCTGCCTTTGACCGGCTTGATCTTAAAAACTTTCTGACCGTCAAGGTCTCGGAAGATGTTCAAGAAATGGCTTACGGTCGTGAAGTCCGGAAACTGAAGGGACTTGTCGCCGTTTTTCTTTAGCGACATTTCTTCAAGCGTTGACCAAAGGAACCCGTCCTTCTCATCGTATTCTACTTTCATGTTCTTGGTCGGATCGGTTTCCATGACAAGCATCGCCGCTTTTTTCTGCCAACGGCTTAGCGACGTGTGGGCGAGAAGATAGAAAGCGGGGCCACGGTATTCAAGATTTGGCCAATTCCCGGTCTTGCCTCTCTTCTTCAGCCACGCGGCAATCTTTGCGATATATACCGGATCGTAAGTGGGAGAGTTTTCGTCTTCCACGCGCTTTGTGAGTCGATCGATGTACATGGGGTCCATACTGACCTCGAGACGCTGATCGGTGATCCAAAGCGGAACGAACTTACGGGCATCAAACGCAATGTAATTGTCGCGCGGCTTGTTGTTCGAGATCACGAGAGATGCGTAGATCTTCGTGGCGCGCGTAGCGTCCACGCCCTTTCGCTCGATAGAGATGGAGTCGTTCTGAAGTTCCTTCATCACGTTTTCCATGTCCATGTCATACTTCAATTCGTCAAACCAGCCTAGCGTAGAATCGCTAAGCTGACTATTGAAACGCTCAACAAGGGTCGAGCGTTTGCCGTCGATCGAATTCACATGGCCGTGGAGTGCCCTGAGCACGAGTTTAAGTCGGTTCTTTCCAGTGCCCGGATCTCCGCGCAAGACCAGATAGACGAACGCGCGATCAAAGAGTGAGGCGTGAAGCCAGTCGTAGAAATATTCGCGCTCAATCGGTATCGGAAAGAGATGGTCCACGAGTTTCGCAAATAAGTTTGGCGGCTTATTTGGGACTTCGTCCAATTTCACTTTAGTCCAAGGCGCTGGCGTATAAGTGTTGAAGGCCGGGTACTCTTTGCCCTCGCCGGTCTTTCGCTGCATGACGCCAGCTTTTTCCCTGGGCATATATTCCGGAATTACTCTTCTAGCTACTGCCGTTGCCTCGATCGGCCCCATTTGATGGGCGAGTAAGTAGAAGTGACCCGATATGGGGGAAATGGTTTCGTCGGGGTAGGTCAAAAAGAATTGATCATCCCGTCCCTTCGCACTCATGTTGCAATTAAGAACTAGGCCATCGAGCTCGGCCGGGGCTTCGAATTTTTCCTTCACGAGACCTTGGTCTTGAGCGAGTTCGTGGATGAGCTTTCCCATTTCACGCTCGTCATATATGCCCTTAAGCACACGCGGGAACTCAGAAACCCTCTCACGTAGCTCATTGCTTAGGAGTTCCATGAATTTCTTAATTGAAAGAGTTCCGTTGCGATCGGTCGAAACCGGACGTTGTTTGTCGGGACTATATTTGATGATTTTTAAATCGATGGCGTCCAGTGCGCCTTGTAGCTCGCTCAAGTTGATCCCCTCCAAATTAACTCCGACGGTCGAAGCGAAAACTTAGAGATTGAAAATCAATTTGTAAATGTTATTGTTCGACCCGGCCCGTCACAGTGGGGCGGTTCTCTCCTGGCGGCTTTCGACGGTCTCTTAGAAGTTTCGCATAGCTGGACGGGCCAATCTATATTCCATATTAAAACTCACGCGCATAAGAGATATTTCCGCATAGGCGGGGCCGTCCTCTACTCTCCACGGCCAAGGTCCTTATTGGACATGCGCGCTACAACCCTTCCGCGTGTCAAGTAATTGGCGAAAACAATCCACGCGAAAAGTTAAATCAATTTCTCTTTCCTGCTTCGAGAACCGGAAGTCCTGCTTCGGTAGGAACATAGATCACGTTGTTGTCCTTGTCTTGGAGTCCTTGTATCCAAAGATATCGTAAATAAGATTCGTTGTTCTTCAAAGACTCACCGATGATTTGGTTTGCTTGAGCAACGCCGTTTGCGCGCGTCACTTCGGCGGCAGCTTCTTCGATCGCCGAAAGTTTCTTGGCCTTGGCTTCTTCAACTTTGATCTTTCTATTCCACTCGGCTTGCGCGAGCTCGGCTTTTTTTGTTGCTCTCTTTCCCAGATCCGGTACTTCGGGCATCCGTACATGCATCCGGCCGGAATAACAACCACGATCAAAACGGAGAGAACGGCCATCACGACTTTTTGTTCAAAATTGGGTAACTGATCCGGCATTGCCGACCTCGCTTTTTGAGAAAATGTTGAGGCTCGGATTTCCTACTTTTTTGACCAAAAAGCCACTTCAAAAATAAAAACTTTATTTTATTTCAGATCGACCCAAAAGCTCAAAAAAGTAGGAAAACAGCCAAAATTAAACAATACAGGTAGATTTTCGTTAAATTCCTGTGTGCATTCAATAACGTAACATTGAATTTGTTTAGTTTTCCTACTTTTTAGCAAATTCATCTGAATTCTCTGTCTCATAACTTTATTTTCATATGGGGATATGGGGCCGAAATAGTAGGAAAATAAACTAATTTTATACTAACTACGCGATTATACAGGGTTTATTATCCTCTATCGTACTAAGTATGTTTAGGCCAAATGCTATATATTCGACTTGAGAGGTATACAAAAACTATTCTAGTTGCTCAGATCGCATATATTTGAGCTGCACTAAACATGGTTAGTACGTTACTAGGTAACTCCTTAGCCACATTAGGTTTTTTCGTGTTGTATATGCCCATAGGTTTATTTACTTGCCTAATTATTGAGCACCACGAAAAATGGAAATTTCCAAAGTCTCCAAAATTTGGGCGTTTTCGACCTGCTTTTTGAGGCCCGGATTTCGGGTTTCGGCGGCCCGAATTGCCAGGTCCGCGGCACTTCCACGGTAATATCCGTCCGGTCCAACGGCCGGTGGAAGGTATCTTTGGCGGAAATCGGCCGCGCTCGGATCGCTCGAAGTGGGGCTAATTCCGCCCATCGCACAGCCCGAAATTGACAGCGAAAAAGCGATCAAAAGGAGCTTCATTTTACTGCCTCTCCAGTATCGAGATAGCGTTCAATCTTCCAAGGCCGAGCCTTGTTTCTCCAGACATAGCAAACCTCTTTATTACAAGACTTGCATCTCGATTGCGTCCCCACTCGGTCTCTATATCTTTTGACGTAGAACTCCGAGATCGGTTTGATTTTGAAGCAGTTCCCACACTTCTTTTCACTCATTTAACTTTCCTCCACTTTCTCTTTATAAAGCAAACTCCCTGCCATCTTTTCGGGAGTTCGAGAGAGTTTCTTGAACTTTTCCACACCTAATCCTGTTTGCCGCCATCTCGTGGAAATGCGTTTTAGCTAATGGAGATCCTATTGTCTTTGAGCCTATAAACTAAATAGCCGGGGTACTATCTCTACTAATAGCG